CGTGCACCACGTCTTTCAACGCGAAGGCTCGATGCTGAAACCATCGGTCTACGTGAAAGACGGCATCGTCGGATCCACGGCTTACTTCGAGAAGCTCGGAACCGGCACAGCCACAACCAAGTCGCGCCATGGCGAAATCACGCCGATGAACGCGACGCATGTCCAGCCCTCCGTGAGTCTCGAGGACTTTTACGCAGGCGACTGGGTAGACCGCTTAGACGAGGCCAAGACCAATATCGATGTGCGTATGGCTTATGCGCGCGCCGGTGCCTACGCCCTTGGGCGTAAGGTCGACAGCCAGATCATAACCGTTCTGGATTCCACTTCGCAGTCGACCGTCACATTGGCGGTGACCAGCTCGGCGGCGATCCAGGCAGCCCTGATCACCTTCGTCGAAGCCCTGGATAGCAACGCGGTTCCCAATGATGGGCAGCGCTTTGGTGTCCTCACGCCGCGCATGTACGCGCAGGCCATGACCGTCGATAGCTTCGCTTCCAGCGACTATGTCGGCGCAAACGGGCTGCCGTTCACGGACGGCGCGCCTGGCCATCGCAAGTTCCGCGATTGGATGGGCGTAAAATGGGCAATGCACACAGACCTGCCCGGTAAGGGCACGTCGACCGCTAAGTGTTTCGCTTATCACAAGTCCGCCCTGGGCTATGCGATTGCGAAGGCACCCGGCAACGCTGCTGCCAATGAAGCCGTTTCGGCGGACATCACCTGGCATGGCGATCGTGCATCGCATTTCATCAACCACATGATGTCGGGTAACGCCGTCATGATCGACGACACTGGCGTCATCGAGGGCAACCTCAACGACACCACTGCTGTCGCAACAAGCTAGGAGGGATTAACGATGGCTTTTAATGCAGCAAATCTCACCCAGCTGGCCCACGGCAACGGTTTCAAGCTGTGGGTCTACAGCTCGGCCGATGCAATCGCCACTGTGAATTCCGCCGGTTACTTCAATGACTCGGCGAACATGTTGACAGTCCGCGATGTGATCATCGTCCTCGACACCAACACACCGACGACCAGTCTCGTCAGTGTGCTGTCGAATACGGGATCCGTGGTCGACGTTAGCGATGGCCTGGCTATCACGGAAACTGATAGCGACTAGGTCAGTCACCACCCGGGGCGGCTCTTTCGAGGGTCGCCCCTTTTCTTGAATTCAAACGAGGTTTTCATGGCTCAAGCCAGACCAGAGGACATCGAGTATGTCAGCCGGCTGAAGTTCGCGTCGGTGTTCCAGTATGTCACCGCGCACTCCACGGAGGACGTCGCCGGCGACAACTATTTCCATTGCATATCCCAGCGCTACCTGGTGACCGGCGACGAGATCCAGGTCGTCTGCCTTGCCGAGGACAAGAGCTGGACCAAAGGCGTTTTCGAGGTTGTCTCGGCCGACACGCACAACACGCTGATCGAGCAGATCGTTCCCTGGCGGACCGGTGGCCCGAAGAAGAAATCGCGCGGCAAACCGAAAGCCGTCGCCAGCGAGAAGGTGGCCTAGCCCATGGCCAGCGAGGTCGGCATCGTCAATACGGCGCTGCAGCTCATCAAGCACAGTAAACAGATCACCAGTCTCACCAGTGGCACCAAGGAGGCCAACGCCGCCGAGGTCGTCTACGACGAGACCCGTGACTTTGTGCTGGACATGCATAACTGGAATTTCGCAACGCGACGACAGAAACTGGGCAGGTTATCGGGCAGTGGCGATAGCCCGATTTTTGAGTTCGACTATTCGTACCAGCTTCCGGCCGATCACATCCGGGCGGTCTCAATACATGACAATTCGGACGGACGCGGGCGCCTGGTCTACCGCCTTGAGGCCGATCGGGTCGTCACCGACGCCGAGGACGTCTACATGGTCTACATCGCCAGGATCACCGATCCCAACGCGATGCCGCCAACGTTCCGACGCGCACTCTCCAAACTTATTGGCTCCCAGCTCGCCACTGCACTGGCGCAGTCGACCAGCCTGCAGCAGATGCTCTATGAGCAGTTCATCGACCAGGACCTGCCGACGGCAAAGTCGGTCGATAGCATCCAGGATTTCCCCACTGACCTGCCTGAGAGCGACTGGATTACGGCGCGTTATGGCAACCAGGTCTATGCCAGGCCCGGAGATCCGCCAGCGTGAGCGTTCAGGTCCAGCCAAATCAGGAAAATTTCAATGCCGGCGAGTTCGGCGAGCGTATGGCGGCGCGCACGCAATTCGAGAAATATGCTAGTGCCGGGTCTCTCATGGAGAACCTGCTGCCGCTGCCCCAGGGCGGTTTTGCCAGCAGGCCTGGCACCCGATACGTCACGGCGGCAAAGAGCGTCTCGGTTAGCCCCTGGCTGATTAGTTTCATTTATTCCACCACGCAAAGTTACATTCTGGAGCTGGGCGAGACCGCCATGCGGTTCTTCCGCAATCAGGGTCGAATTGTTGCCCAGGACACCGGCGCCAGCATCACCAACGGGACCTTCGATACCAATACCTCCGGCTGGACGGCCGGGGCCGGGTCCCTGTCCTCGGTCAGCAGCCGCCTGCAGATATCGGCCTCCGGCGGCAAGGCACGCCAATCCATCACGACCTCGACGACCAATGTCGAACACGTCATACGGTTCGAGGTCCATGGCGACCCCGGCGACAAGGTGTTCGTTTCGGTCGGATCCACCGCTGGCGGCGTCGATTATCACAGCGCCGAGCTGCGGAAGGTCGGCTATCACACGATTGCCTTCACGCCGACGGCATCCCCGTTCCACCTCGAGTTCCACAACAAGGACGCCAAGGTCATCCAGGTCGACAATGTCGAGATCCTGGACAATGTGCCGATCGAGCTGCCGACGCCCTGGACGGCGTCTCAGCTTCCCGTCCTGAGCCACGTCCAGTCCGCCGACAAGGTCTGGTTTGCGGTTGGCGGGTCGACACGCGTCTGGCGCCTCGACCGGTTTGGCCATGCCGCATGGTCCCTGACCGAAGTCCTGTTCGCCGACGGCCCCTGGCGCGACAAGAACGACACCACGACGACACTGGCCGCCGCTTCTACGACCGGCAACGCCATCACAATTACAGCCTCGGCGATCCTGGGGATCAACGACGATAACGGTTTCCGGGCCACCGATGTCGGCCGGCTCATGCGGATCAAGTCAGGATCCAACTGGGGTTGGGGTCAGATTGTTGGGTTTACAGACACCACGCACGTCACGGTCGACATAAAAGCGGAGGCGTTTCCGACAAGTGGAACGACCGACTGGCGCCTCGGAGAGTTCAATGATACCGATGGCTGGCCCGCGGTCGTCTCGTTCGTCCAGCAGCGCATGGCACTGGCAGCGATCTCGATCGACCCGCAGAAGTTCTGGCTATCGGTCAGTGGCGACATCGAGAACTTTGCCGACGAGGACAAGGAGGCCGACGTCCTCGACACCTCCTCGATCGCCTTTCGCATCGCGACCCGGGAGGTCAACACCATCTTCTGGATCGCGGCCCGTAAGAAACCGATCATCGGGACGCAGGGCGGTAACTTCACGCTCCGTGCCGAGGGCGCGGTCCTGAAGCCATCCGATATCGCCGCCGACTTTGAAGTGTCTGCCGGCTGCGCCCAGCTCCCGCCACTGGAGATCGGCGCCAGGCTGGTATTTGCCCAGCGCCAGGCGCGCAAGATCGTCGAGTTCGCTGACGTCATCCAGTCGAACGGGCTGGAGGGCTTCGATGCCTTCGATCTGACTTTGCTTAACGATAGGGTCCTGAAGGATGGCGTCGTGCAGATGGCCTACCAGCAGGAGCCCGACAGCGTAATCTGGTGCGTTCGCGGCGACGGCCAGCTCGCATCACTCACCTACATGCCCGACCAGGACGTCATCGGCTGGAGCCGGCACATCGTTGGCGGCAGTTTCGAGGGCGGCGATGCGGTCGTTGAAAGCGTGGCCGTGATACCGGGACAGAACAGTGCCGGTCAGTTCAAGGATTCGACCGGCCGGCATGAGGTCTGGGTTGCCGTCAAACGCACTGTCAACGGTGCCGTGACGCGTTCGATCGAGGTACTTGAGAAATTGTTCAACGGCCAGGAGGATCTCCAGGAGGAGGCGTATTACGTTGATAGCGGCGTCAGCCTGGATAGCCCCGTCACCATCACCGGAATAACACAGGCCAACCCGGCCGTCGTCACCGCGGCCGGCCACGGCTTCAGTAACGGAGACGATATTCGCATCGTCAGGGTCAAGGGCATGACCCAGGTTAACAATACCAGCTTCAAGGTCGCCAGTGTGGCAACCAACACGTTCGAGCTGCAGGACCTCGATAGTGCCGACGTCGACAGCAGCGCCTTCACCGCCTACGCCGCCGGCGGCGAGGTCCGTAAGAAAGTGTCCAGCGTCACCGGTCTCTCACACCTTGAGGGCGAGACGGTGCAGATATTCGCGGATGGCGCGGTCCAGGCGAACAAGACAGTGTCTTCCGGCGCGATCACGCTCGACACGGCGGCCAGCGTCATACATGCCGGGCTCGGCTACACCAGGCAGTACAGGACCCTCAAATTGGCGTTCGGTGCCCGGGACGGCAGCGCTGTCGGTCGACCCAAATCGATCGCCGATATTATTTTGATTTTGCTGGAAACAGCGGAGGGCGCCCTGTCATTCGCGGCCATCGAGGACGGCATTACCGGCGCTGTCAGCGAACTCGACCTGCGCCAGGCCGACAACATTGATGGCGATCCCGTCAACCTATTCACCGGCGAACACCGAACCGGCATCACCGCCGGCTTCGATGAGGATGTGCGTCTGCTCCTGACCGGGTCGACGCCGACCCCGTCCACCGTACTTGCCGTGAGCTATGAGCTGGAGACTTCAAGCTAATGCCTATTCCAATTCCACTTATTATTGCCGGCATGGCCTTATCCGCGGTTTCCTCGATCTCCGCGGGCGCCCAGGCCAGGAAAATGCACAACCTGCAAGCCGAGAGTATCCGCCGCGAACGCGACCGTGAGGTCCAGATCGGCAAACTGAAGGCCGATCAGGAGCGTGAGGCCAACAAACGCAGATTGGCCACGCAGGCCAATTTGATGGCCGGCCGAGGCGGTGATCCCGGCGCGGCATCGAACCTCCTTCTAGTGGGGGATTTTGCGGGGCAGGCGGAGCTGAACGCGCGCCTCATCGAGCAGGGGTCGGCGCACAAGGTCATGCAGTACGACGACGAAATTGGACAACAGCTACTGACGGGTAGAAACAAGCAGCGGGCGGGTTTGATGAAAGCCGGGACGGCTCTCCTGTCAGGCGCAGAGAAAATCTACACCGGATAATAATTATGCCAACACTCCCCACAGCAGCAGATATCCTGGGCAAGGTCTCTCCGACCAGCCAGGCCCCGGTTAAAATCCAGGCCGGCGCGTTTCCTGATTATTCCGGTGCGTATGAAATTGGATCCAAGCTGGCGGACATCGGCTTTGCCCTGAAGGACCAAGACGACACGACCGAGGCGCAGGACCTGTCCAACAAGCTCAACGCGGCCCGGCGTGAACTGTATGACGGTATAAGCAAAGAGCAGCCCGGGTTTGGGTCACTAAAGGGCAGACACGCCCGAGACGACCGGAAACGCGTCGAGGAGGAATTCGAGCGAAGGCGGAAGGAGCTTTTCGGCTCTGCATCGAATGATGCCGTCCGCAGGAAAGTAACGCCGGTGTTCGCCAAGCAGAGCGAGACCTTCCTCGGCCGGATTGCAGGGCATGTCAGGACGCAAAACGACGTCTATACCAAGGAGGTCAACAAGGCCACTACGGTCGAGCTGCGCCAGATTGCGATCGAAAATGGTGGAGACGCAAGGTCTATTCAAGATGTTTACCATCACGCCTATGGGGTTATCTGGCGTGAATCGGGGAGCACGGACGCAGCGCGCAGCGCCGCGGAAACTGCACGCAGTAACGCGCACCTTGGTGTCGTGAATGATTTGATGCCCAACGACCCGGTCGCGGCGCGTGAATATTTTGAGGCCAACAAGAGCCATATCGATCGCCCTGAGTGGAAAGACCTCATTCCCGCCATCAAGGATAACGAGCAGAACGTCGTCGCCCTTGCCGATCGACTCAAGTTGGAAGACGACCACGATCTGACGACCGCCGATGGTAAGAGAAATGCCCACGCGTATCTCGATAAAAAATACGCGAACCGGCCCGATCAGCTCGCCAAGTCGAAAGACGCCCTCGATGCCACAATCACTCGCGTGGAGAAACTCAAGACAGAGGCTCGTGAAGAGATAATCGTAAATGTCCGGAAGAAGATACTCGAAAATCCGGGCGCTGCACTTAACGCAAACGAATTGAATGCCGTTCGGGAGACCAAGGGTGAGGCCGCCTGGATCCGTAAGGTAAGGAAGATCGGCGGCAGGCCGGTTGTCTCTGACGATGTCTCGAATACGAATCTGGCCGAATTCCAGGACGAGTATGAACTATGGGTCAAAAACCCTGATGAAACGCCCAGCGCGTCAGCATTCAAAGTTGCCTGGGATACAAAGCTGAACCCCACGCATTACGACGAGGCGCGCAAGAAGGTCGACGCGCTCCGGGCGCACCACCGCGGTGAGCAGGTCGATGCGGGCGAGACCACGGTCATGACCAACGGCCAGCGCATTAAAAACGCGCTGATCCAGGTGGGTATGCATGACATCCTCGAAAAATCCTCGCAACGATCTGACGAGTCCAAGATCGCGCAGGCACAATTTACGACCGAAATCGGGAAGTTGCTGCGGGCCGAGGCCAAAAAACTCAAAAGAGAGCTGTACCCGGATGAGGCGGAGAACATCATCGACCGGGCGGCGGCCAACCTCGTCTGGGTCAACAGTGTCTTGGGGTCCGGCGATCCGCGCTATCCGGTCATCAGTCTGACCAAGGAGATCATCGACGGCGACGATATCTACGTGCCCCTCGAAAAACTGTCGACGGGTCGTATTACGACCCTAAGAAATACTCTGCGACAGACCGGTATCTACGCAAGTGACAGCAATGTCGAGGAGCTGGCCGGCGCTTCCCGGAGGAGCCCATTTCACGTCTACCAGTGGCTGCGTGAGAACGCCCCTTCAAGCCCGCAACCGCCGACATCGCCAACTATAAACACTCAACCCCTTCCGAACACGCAAGGTAACTGATGGTCGATCCGACGCCCTACGGTTTCGACCGGGATCGCTGGCGGCGGGCCCTGGGCCTCGCCAGCCAGGGTCAACTCGACGAACTGTCGCGGGGCCTCACAAATTCGCATGACCCCCTCAACCTCCACCCGCTGGTTGAGGCTGAACGGCAGCGTCGCGGCGGGGTCCTTGCCCAGAATCCTGAACCTGCCCCGGCGCCCGGTCCCGAGACGGAGACCGAGCCCGTCGCGGCAACCGCGGCACCAACCGAGCCGGCGCCCGTCGTGGCAACCGCGGC